ATCCTTAGTAAAGATGATGTATTCATTAATCAAGAAAGACAGAAGCCAGTGATGAAGAAAAGATTGGCTGAGTTTTATGAACAAGGTATAGATGCTTGTCGTACTGATGAGGAAAAAAGAAACTATCAGCGTAATATTATGTTAGTGAACTTTGATTATATACCTAAAGAAGTTCGTGATAATATCATACAGGAATACACTAACTGTAAACCTAAAGGTGATAAAATGAAAATCATGGACTATTTAATTAAAAATAAATGTCGATTATTACTTGACGACATCGAGGAGTTTTAGATGAAATATTTAACAGAAGTTTTAGAAGAAATTAATTCTGATCCTAAAACTATTGAAAAATATAAGAATGATGTAGCATTAAAAATGTTACTTGAATATGCATACCTTCCAGAAAAGAAATTTGATTTGCCTGAAGGAGAGCCTCCATATAAACCTGATGATGCACCAATCGGTATGTCACCGGCTAACTTACGTATGGAAATAAAAAGATTATACATATTTAAAAGAGAAGATCTTAAACCATTAAGACGCGAACAACTGTTTATTAACTTATTAGAAAGCGTACACCCTGATGAGGCTAAACTTCTTCTTGCTGTTAAAGAACAAAAGCTAAATAAGTTATATAAAAAAGTTACTCGTAAAGTTGTTGAAGAAGCAGGATTTATTCCAGTACTTGAAAAAGTTAAATAATTTTACATTAAATAACGTTTTTGATATAATTAGATTATGAATATTTTTTACTTACATGAAAACCCAAAGATCTGTGCGCAATATCATGTAGATAAACATTGTGTTAAAATGATTGTTGAATCAGCGCAGTTATTATCAACAGCACATAGAATATTAGATGGCAATGAAATTGTAGGACATACACGAACTGGTAGGAAAGCTAAACGTTGGGTCCTACCAGATTCTCGTGAAACTATACTATATCATGCTACTCATGTTAACCATCCTTCTGCAGTATGGTGTCGTCAAAATGACAAAAACTATATGTGGTTGGCTGAATTAATGGAAGAACTATGTGTTGAATATACATATCGGTATGAACGTATCCATAAGATACAAGACATAGGTTTATTATATAAATTAAAAGAAATACCTACAAATATACCTACAAGTCAATTCACCCAGCCTACCCCAGCTATGCCAGATCAGTATAAAATACCTGGTAATTCATTACAATCTTATCATAATTACTATAATGGTGAGAAACAAAGAATGTTTAATTGGAAGAAAAGGCAAGTTCCAGAGTTTATAAATAACTATAATATATTATCAAAGGAATAATATGCCTTTATATGATTTTAAAGATACAAACACAGGTGAAGTATTCGAAAAGTTTATGAGTATTACATCTAAAGAAGAATATTTAAAAGATAATCCACACATAGAATCAGTACTTGGTTCTAACCCATTGATAGATCCTGTAAGACTAGGTGTCCGTAAAACAGACCAAGGTTTCAAGGAAGTCATGCAAAAAATCCACGCTAGATCACCAGGATCAGAACTCAATAAAACATTCAATACGTAAGGAGCTATATGGCTAGACGTAAGGCAGCGTCTCACCCGGAAGGTGTTACGCAACCACAAAAAAGTAATTCATTGACAATTAAACCCGATATGCTAGTAAAGATTGATCCATTAACTGAGAACCAAAAAAAGTTCTTTGATGCCTATAAGTTAGGTAGTTATTTTATAGCACTACATGGGGTTGCAGGTACAGGTAAAACATTCTGTGCCTTTTATAAAGCAATAGAAGAAGTATTAGATAAAGGTAATTTCTTTAAAAAGATTATTATTGTAAGATCTGCGGTACAATCTAGGGATATGGGTCATTTGCCTGGAGATGTTGCTGAGAAGATGGAAATCTATCAACAACCATATAGACAGATCTGTGAAACATTATTTGGTCGGTCAGATGCCTACCAAAGATTAGAAGAACAAGGATACGTTAAGTTTATATCTACATCATTTATTCGTGGTATGTCATTTGATGACGCTATCATTATTGTAGATGAAATGCAGAATATGAACTTTGAAGAGATAGACACTGTCATGACACGAGTCGGTTATAGATCGAAAATCATGTGGTGCGGTGACTATAGGCAAACAGATTTAAGGAAGGCGAATGATAAATCTGGCTTGCTTAAATTTTTCGATATTGCTCAACATATGCAGTCGTTTGAGCGTATTGAATTTACAGTAGACGATATTGTAAGATCTAGTTTAGTTAAAGATTATATTACAGCTAAACTAAGATATGAAGATCTCGTTGAAGAACATTAAGGAGAAACTTATGGACGGTTTATTAACAATGGTCATGGATTGGGCGAAAGCTCGTTGGGCCGAAAGAACATCATGGGATGGCGCTGCGCTAATTGCTGTAGGTGTATTAGCACTAGTTGCCCACCCTCTTGTTCATGTAGCAGCTTGGGCAGCCATTGTCTGGGGTGCATGGACATTATGGAAAGAAGAAAAATAAGGGAGTAAAATATGTCATTTGAATTCGATTTCACACAAGCAAAACTAGAGGACCTTTTGAAGGGAAACAAAGAAGTGTCATCTTGGCATGAAGCAATGGTTGAATACTTTCCTAAATTCGAGATTACTACAGCTCCAAGAGTTGCGGCATTCATTGCGCAGTGTGGACACGAATCAAGAAATTTTACTGTACTCACAGAAAACTTGAACTACTCGGCCGAAGCATTAGATAAAATATTTCCAAAGTATTTTAAAAACGCTGGCCGAGATGCTCAAGAATATCACAGACAACCAGAGAAAATTGCCAATGTTATCTATGCTAATCGTATGGGTAATGGTGATACAGAATCTGGAGATGGTTGGTTCTATAGAGGAAGAGGCCCAATCCAATTAACTGGTAAGGATAACTATACAAACTTTGCTAATGATTTCTTTGATGATCCTGAAACAGTTATGGATGATCCTGATCTACTATGTGAGCACATCCCAACATCATTATTAGCTGCTATTTGGTTCTGGAATAAGAATGGATTAAATAAGTATGCTGATGAGAAAGATATTAAGGGTATGACCAAACGTATTAACGGTGGTTATATTGGTTTGGAAGATCGTATTAAACATTACGATCATGCCATGGAAATATTAGGATAATTAATGATTAGACATAACTATGGTTTAAGACCAATAAGTATTGGTTTATTACTAATACTTGCAGTTTTACTATTAACCAGTTGTGATAAAAAAGAAGAAACTGTACTACAAATAGAAACAATTACTGTCACTCCTGAGCCTCATACCGACGCTCCTAGTGATGATATGTATACAGAAGACGGAAGAAAGTTACCTACTTTAAAGAAAAAATATCAATAAAGTAGTGTACTTTAATTAGTACTTGTGATATAATATCTATATAATGAAGAATTTTATACATCATGAATACCCTATAATTAAACGTATTGATACGGATAATGGTAGGTTATATGAAGTTCCAAATGGGAATCGTTACCCATCGGTTACTACTGTGACCGGAAAATTAAACGAAGCTGCAATTAAAGCATGGCGAGATCGCGTTGGTGAAGACGAAGCGAATCGTATATCGAACAGAGCAGCAAGTAGAGGTACTCAGATTCATGAACTATGTGAATCCTTTCTTAAAGGAGAACCTCTGCAAGTTGATATATTTAACCATGATATGTGGACATCTTTGAAACCTATTGTTGATAAGATTGATAACATACATGCGTTAGAGAATATGTTATATACTGATAAACTTCAAATGGCTGGTACAGTAGATTGTATTGGCGAATATGATGGTGAGCTATCTGTCATCGACTTTAAGACCGCAAAACGTCCTAAAGAAGAATCCAAGATTGAAAATTATTTCATTCAGGCTACAGCTTACTCTCTCATGTTTGAAGAGATGTACGGGATTAAAATACCTAATATAGTTATTATAGTTGGTGTGGATGATGAACTGCCGCAGGTATTTAAAAAGAAACGTAAAGATTATATACAAAAGTTAGTTGAATTAAGATTAAGTGTACTTTAATTCGTAACTATGATATAATACTAAAATAAGGAAGTAACTATGAAACCAAGAGTTATTGTACTTGCAATTTTTATTGTATTTGTTTTATCGGTGGCAATTTTTGAAACAGAACCAGATGCTAAAACATCTTATCAAGAAGAACAGATAATAAGATACTCACAGTTAGATGAAATAGATCGTAAACAAGTTGAGTGTCTAGCACAAAATATATATTATGAAGCTAGAGGTGAAGGCAAGGATGGACATATTGCCGTAGCTCTAGTAACAATGAATAGATCATTAAGTAAACTATACCCAGATAATCTATGTCATGTTGTTAGAGAAAAGCTTGGAAAAACCTGCCAATTTACTTGGTGGTGTGATCCAGAACTTAGAAGTAAAGCAACAACATATAATTATACACGAGAAGAAAGAAAAGTGTATAATCATATTAGAGAATTAGCGATGCATATATATGTTAATCGTGATCATATAGAAGACTTTACAGGAGGTGCAATCTTTTATCATGCCAACTATGTTAATCCACGTTGGAAGTATAAAAAGACTGCGCAAATAGGAAACCATATTTTTTATAAAACGAGATAACAATGGATAATAATGACGATGTAGTAACAACAAATCTCCTGAATAATTTAACTAATAACGTACATATCAATGCAGTACATTCATCTAGCATAACACATGAAGTATTCCTTGATATGGATATTGAAGATCCTCATAAGTATAGGAATTTAATCTCATTATTAATTAATTCACCAGCAACTGATCGTATACATTTATACATCAATAGTAATGGCGGAAATTTAGATACAGCCATAGCAATCATTAATGCTATGATGGTTTGTCAAGCAGAAATAACAGGATTTATAATGGGTGCATGCCATAGTGCTGCTTCTATTATATCGAT